CATCTAGACGATTTGGTAGAGATAATTCTTTTTTCAATTCTTCTATTTCTACTTGAGCTATAAATAATTCAGTCGATAAATTATCAACAACTTCTGCTAACATTGCTAAACTATCAATAGTTTCTTTTTGCATTTCTTGTGTATAAAATGTTATCTCTTCAACATCATTGACGTTGTTATTAACAGTTGCAAATGCTCTTTGTGTACCATGCATAGTAACTATATAAACACCAACAAAGGCAACTAGAATAATACTGGTAATTGTTTTGTATATCATGCGTTCTCCAATGTTTCTATTCTTTCAATAATGTCTGTCATATTATCATTTATTTGGTCATCTACATAGTTTTCCATGTCGTAAAAGTTTGGTTTATCATCTATATCCATACGCATACCATCTACCTCACCTATGCATTCTTGTAGTTCATTGTCAATCTGAGTCATCTGACCTTCTAACTCATCAATCTCTAAAAACTTTTTAATAAAATTTACTATCTTTTGTTTCATATTTACCTCTATTAATTTATTGAAATTACAAACCCTGATGTATCTTTCTTAGCTTTACCTTTAG